AGAATACAAACGAATAAAGTTCCATACATCATTATGTGTTCTTAGCAATGTCTCAACATTTGCCTGTAGTAGTACGTGAATTTGTTTGTCTTGCAATACTGCAGAAATTAACTTTGCCTCTGTATTATTCACTTAACCACTCCCTTGCTAATCTCCTGCGCTCTTCACGTTCTTTTTTATCTTGTTCTACTTCTGCTTTTCCATTAATAATCTTTTCTGCATTGTATGCAAAATAATTCCATGATGGGTCTTGTGCAATGCTAAAATAATATTCAAGAATATCATAACACTGTGCAATTCCATATGACTCTACAAGGGCATCAGCAGCCCACTGCTCAACATTTAGATTCATGTTAGACTTCTGCTCATACCGTTGCAAGTAAAACTTGTTAAACCTACTGAGCAAAGCCATTCGGTCTTTGCGATCAGCCATTACTCTGAGATTTCAGATTTTGCTTCTTGAATCTTTTCTGTAAGTTTATCTTCTACAAACTTATAGACACGAGCAAAAGCCTCATCTACATTTTCACCATCACGCTTTGAATCTACAATACCTAAATCAAGGCGTAGAGATTGAAAATTTCCTAGATTAAGTGTATATCCAAGTGTTACAGATACCTTTGTGTTATCGTTTTCCATTATCCACCCATTCAATAATTAAATAGATTCACTCCACACTGGAATAAATCGTCCATCTTCTGTCTTCGTATATGTAAGTATACCGTCTCCCATTCGCCTTGTCAACTCTTGGCTTGTAGGAGTCATGTTGTTTGTTATTAATTTATCTTTTCTTGGTTGACCAATGTGTATAGTTGCAAGTATAGCACAAATCTCTTTAACCTGATCTTCTGAGTAATACGCTCTTATTTGAAAACCTGTTTTACCATCAATGCTAGATCCAACTGGTGGAGGAATGACTCCTCGTTTTATTAATCTTGGCATATACTTTCTATGACGATTAACTAACTTAGCAGTCTCTGCAATTGTGTATGCTCTTTTTCTATTTCTTCTAAAATCAGAACGAAGACAAGTCTCTAGTCTATCTTTATTAATATTATAAACAGTTACCATTCCTGTTGATCTAGAACTATGATGCAGTCTTACTAAATCTCCATTAAGAAACCATATCTTTTTACCGCCAGAAATTATAGGTTCGCTATTATATGCTTCGCTCTGAATTTTTCCTTTTGCAGTAGCCATTTCCCCTCCGCAGATTCGCTAGGTGGATGATAAAATTTTCTATTTCCACACTTGACACAATATGTTTCTAGGTGATCTATGTTTGAATGTATTCTATCAACAAACATTTTTCCTTCACATCTTTTACAGGTCATGCTAGTTTGGCACTCCAATTGCAATAACGTTAACTCCAACAGAGGCTGTTCCAGAAGTACCAAACTTTACAATAAACTGAACCTCTGAAGTTGTGATAGAGGTTATTACAACACTTGTGTTTGATCCAGCAGTAGTACCACTTATATTTACAATTGATGCAGTAGCAATTGGAGGAAACTTGAAGTTAGAAAATGTTACAGAGTAAGACTTTTCCTGACCTGCAGTTACTGTTTCGTTATTTGCAATTGATTTATATTTTCCAACAAACTTTGTGTCTGAAGTTTTTAAACTCTTTTTTTCTGCTCCAACTACGTCAACATCTGTATAGTTATATGTTGCATCAGAAATAGAAGTAGAAAGGTCATTTACAGCCTCTGCTAACTGATAAATATATGTAACATCAAGAGGTTGTCCTCTTTCTGGTAGTGGTACTTTTGCCATTTTATTCCTCCTATTAGATTATATCAAAGATTGAGGTCCAGAATCAAAGATTCCCAGTCCTGCTTTTATTTGTTTTTTAGATGATGCTAGTTGTATTTTTACACGTACAGTTGTTGTTCCTTCATTTAAAAAAGAATATGAGTGAACTGCCGATGTACCATGCCAAAAAAATGCGTTACTATCAAAACTAACAAATACATCATATGCTGGATGAAGGTTTTCATCTCCCCAGACTGCTGTAATTATTTCCTCACCTATTGAAAGTGCGCCAGTGGTTCCAACTACGTTAGCGCCATCTGAGTTATATATTGGAGACCAGTGAGACGTTCTGTTTTTATCTTCAGAAATAACCCTATATCTTGTATTATATTTTAAAGTATCAAAGTCAACTGGTGGCAATGATGATTTTAAAATTCTTGTTTTTTTAATATTTGCATCAGCCATTATGTTACACCAATAGAAAATCTAAACTCAACATAGTTACTTGTATTTGGTGATTTGATAATAGTTGTAGCAGTATCATTTTTAATAATTGAGTAACCAGTTAATCCGTACAACGGGTTTGTTGTTGCAATATTTTCAAGTCTCATTGCATCTAAAGCAATATAGTAATCAGATGATGGAAGTGGTCCTCCACTAATTCCAGTATCAATAACACAAGCATAAATTTTAACTACGGTAACTGCTTCCCATGTAAAGTTTTGAGTTGTGTACAGTTCTTGTAGTTGTTTTTTTACTACAAAATATCTATTTGTTTCAAAGTCATATCCATCAAAACCATTTTCAATATCAACTTCAAATCTTGCATACACATCTGGTTCTGCAACATCAGTACCAGCAAAATCAACTAATATTCTAATTGTGTCTGGAACTGCTACAGAGTCTCCATCTTTATTAACTAAAGAAAATGCAAGTTTTAATTCATCTGTTGGAGAGTTTTTAGAAAAATCAACATTTGGTGCAGTTAAGTGTATATGGTTTGATCCTGGTTCAATAACAATATGATCAACTCCACCAGATCCACCACCATCTAAACTTAAATCTGAGTCATCTCCCTGAATCAAGATAGTGTTATTTAAAAATCTTGCACGTTCATATCTCTCAAGACGATTTGTTTTATAAAAAATAGAGTTGTCAGCATTTGTCTGAAATACACCGTCTGTTGCAATAACATTATCATCTTCTGGATCATCCAAAGGAGTAGAAATTGTTGGTATTGCTGTTGCAGCAGAGTTCGTGTGGTGAACCCAAGTTTCTCCTTGTGCAAATGAAAATACTGTTTTACTATCATTGGCACCAGCAGATGGGTTTGATCCTGCAGAGTATAGTCCTACCTCTGTTATTTCATATCTTTCTTCTGTTGGTAGTTCTGCTGTTAGGACTATCTTATCTATACCGTTTTCATTTATAAAACCTCTAGAGGAAATTGGTACTCTGAACATCTCAAAATCTAGGTTTGTTTTTGTTGCAAAATCATCGGCAACATCTTCTGTCTGTAATGGCTGGGGACCGCAGCCAACTGCAAGATATGAAGCATAGGCAGGAGCCTGCCCTAGCATATATTTTCCGATTATACTCTTACCTTTATTTGTAATCATGATACAGTTTCTCCAAAGTTCGCTTCATATATTGTACCATTTATGGCGATTTGAACCTCTATCTGTTCATCATTATTCATATTAACAGTCTCAATAATTAAATCTCCAGTTGCCTCTTCAATATAAACATTTTCACCATTAACCCCGTTTCCTTCAAGAGGAACCTTTTCTTCAAACTTAATTGCAAAGTTAGCAAAATATGTATCTGAGGTAGACTGTAGCCTTAAAATATTATTTGGGTTATATCTTTGCTGTACCAATCCAAGATTTTTAATTGGTGAATAAGACACTCTTTGGCCATTTATAATATCGTTTCTAGAAACACTTAACAACTCATGACCACCAATATCTTCAAATATTAAATCTGTCATAATTTCTACAGACATAGATTGATCATCAAAAAGAACAGTGTCTATTGGCGCAGTTTTTGTTGGGGGTGTAGAGTATGCCGTTACTACTGTTGCGTTTGACGGAGTTTGTGGAACTGGAGATACTGTCATTTTAAACCTCACTCAAATAGATTGTCATGTTTGGTCCACTTTCTGATCTTTGATACTCTATATTATAAACTACAAACCTAGAAGAATCTTTAGAAACTAAATCTAAACCAGAAGAATCTTTGTAGTTTATCGTTACGATGTCTCCAAGTTGTAAAGTTGGAATGCTAAATATGTTCATTCCAACAGATTTTTTAGGCACCATTAACTTATTTATAATCCAGTTCATCATTGCATCTGCATCATCTTGTGTTTGAATATAAGGACTATCAATGGTAAATTCATTTTTCCCGTATGTTAATCTGCTTAACTTTATTTCATCATATCTTGACTTTTCAACTAATGGAGAGTATGTTAGTGTGCTTCCAACTAGTTCTGGGTCAGATAGATTGCCACGCTTCTTAAAAAATTCATCTACAGTTAGTTCATGTGTAGTATCTTGTGTAAATGTAATTCCTTGAATTCTTAAAAAGTTTCCAGTTGTTTCATCTAAATTCAATGCCTTATCTGTTGAGTTAAATATTAAAAATTCTGCACCATATGAGTCTGCATAAAATCCAGAAGTTGTATATCCCTTTATATTATTAAAGGTTGGTGAAAGTTTTGCATAAAGTGCTGGGTATGCACGATCATATTTAATATCAAAGTATGCACATTCACGCATAATAGAGCCAAACTCTTCAAAATACATGTCATATTTTGGTGGTTGCTGTGCACTAATCCCAGACAAGTATGTTGATTGAACAACACCGCTCATTGCATACTTTCTAAATGATTCTGTAACATCAATATCTTTGTCTCCAAATACTTGGCCTAAAGTTTCATTTACGGTAAATACTGTATTTTGGCTGTAGTTTTTAGATAAAGCATATATATTTTCAAACATACACTTTGATGAACCTCGCACAAATAATGCCATATTGTTATATGTTGGAAGTGGGTCTGTATCATCTACAACCTTTATTAATTGGTTATTTATATATAGATAGAATCTTCTAGTATTACCTATGTCAATATATTCTACTGATAAATCATATACCGTTGAATTTTCTTCTCCCGCAAGTCTTTGCTGACCAGTAAACTTTCCATCATCAACAATAATCTTTGATAGTCCTCCCCAAAGTTTTACTGGTATCGCATCTGAGTTTGAAGAGTCTTTTTTAATTTTATAGAATACAACGTTATTTACTGAAAATTGTGCATTATTATTTTCATCAACCTTAAGATATGAGTTTATATTATCTTCAGTAAGTGCAACAATTTCAAAGTAATATCCATTGTTTGTTTCTGGATTTAATAAAAACGCTAGTCCTCCAGAACCACCACCTATATTTATATTCTGGTCTGGTTGGTTTCCAGATAACTGATAGTACGTAACGCTTCCATTTGGAGACTGTGTTCTAGTTGTATTGTTTTCAATTTTGCCAACAATTCTTAGCCTTGTTCCAAAATGCCTATAGGCATTATCTAAATTTTTGTATACATAAGATACAAAGTTTAGTGGAGTTTCTGTTGTCTTAAATGATGGACCATTAAAAACCAATGCTGATGACTGAATTGTTCCTGTTTGGGTTGATGGTAAATTATTTACTTCTGTTTCACTTAAATAACTTGTAGACATAAAATTCTTTATAATGCTGTTTCTTGTTGATTGTTTTGCAACTGCATTGCTTACTCCTGCTGCTGCAACAGTAGTTGCAGGAAGTGTAGAGGCAAGATCAGTATCTAACTTTGTACTAAATAGATACTGAGACTTCATATTTAATCCACGAACATTATCGTTGTTTGTCCAATAACTATTTATTCCAGCAGAATGTGAAACTATTTGAGTTCCAAACTGTCCACGTCCATGGTCAACAACTGCACCATTTTGAAGTCTTGTTATTCCATCTACTGTCTCATAGTTTGGAGTTGCATAAATTCTTACTAAGCCTGTCGGATATATTTTTCCATTGAAAGGTATTGATGCAAAATACTTTTGGTATTCTTGATTGCTGCTAATCCAAACCTTTCCAGTTCCAGTAATGTCAAACTCTGCAGCATCATATCTAATAACTTCTCCATTGGAGTATAGGTATCCGTTATATCGTGTTAGCCAATATATGTTTTCTCCAAGATCTATAATATTATTTGTAAGAACATTACCAACTACAACTGGTGCTGTTCCAACTAGGTCTGAGTTTAATGGCATTGCTCCTAATACATAACTACCCTGCTTTGAAGCAAGTTCATTTATTGTTTTTGTATTTTCTGTTCCAGCAACTTCCCATAAAAGTGATGGCTTATATATCCAAGTTTTTTCTTTATCAATCATTGTAGATTGACGAATTGACCCATAAGATCTTTGAATGTATCTAGTTGTATAATTAATCTTGCCATCATTGTAGATTTTCTTGTCTTGTGATGCAATAGCAATAATGTTTGGAAGTTTTCCAGAACTAGAATTTTCAACTACTCCAGAATCGGTTTGATTGTTGGATCCAGATAAAACAAAATCTGTTTCTCTTTGAGTTGCTGTGGGCATTAAGTAATCTTTACTCATTACAACAAAGTTGTTGTATTCATCAAAGAACATTGCACTTTGAGTTGATACCGCTAATTGATTTAAAACTTCTGCAACATTTTGATCTGGGGCAACAAAAAAATATGGAATTATAGGATCTGACTCATCTGCTACACGCTTAAATGTATAGTTGCTAAACCCAATATAATCAAGAAGCATTGAGATTGCATAACTTAATGATGTCTGTGTTGTAAGTAGCCTTGGTGCTGGCATTGACTCTAAAAAGAAATAAAAATCTCTTAACTCTATTGACAACTTTGCTGCAGTTACATCTGCTTGAGGAAATCCTTCTGAGTATAAAGTTTTAATCGGAACTGAATACTCATCTCCTGCAACATCTAAAATTGATTCATAAAAAACAAACTTAATATTCTTTCTAATATAGTCAGCGACTATGCTAGATATATTATTCTCATTAAAGGCTTGATCATCATCAAACAATGATAGTGTTCCAGTAGAAGCAAGTAGTTGTCCGACTGGAAGAGATGTAGTCCCTATGTCAGATAAAATCTTTTTAATATTAAAATCAATAACCTTATCTGATACGTTTACAACCAGTCTAGGAGACATTTCAATTAAATCAAATGTTGAGTCAAACTTATTCATTGTTTCTGCTACAACCCTTATACCACGAATATAAGCAAACTCTCTATATGTGGTTTGGTTTTGTGCATCATTAGTAAAAAGTTCTGGGTTAGTTAGGTCTGTAACAAGTTGTGTTGAACGATTTAAAACTCCAGTGCCTAAAATCCATCCATATTCAGGGATAAAGGAATCATACTCTTCATCTGCGCCATTCCATATATACAGAGTTCCACGACTATTTGCATTTTCAACTACAAGATATCCATCTCCATCAAAAGATTGTTCTGGCAATAATGTTATAGATGCTATTTTTTCAACAAAGGTATATGATTCTTTATAGGCATCTGGAATCTTTAGCCCATACTCTAATTCAACATATCCATCTTCTGGAATAATTGCAGATGCGTTATCACGGACAGAATTTTCGTCAAAAGAATAAGCATCAACCCAATTGTCTTCGTTTAAGTATTGAATCTTCCATCTAACTGGAGTTGTTTTATTTGTTGTACCGTATAACGGATCTGCAAAAGTTTTTCCATCTTTTATAAAATTACCAAGGTTTGCTGTTCCAACATTTGTTTGCATTTTTACTACAATCCTGTTTGCTGGAACTTTTTCTTTATAAACTACAAAAGGAACAGCATCATCAATATAATTTAATCCATTAGATACATTTTTTGCAATTCCTCTTTCAACATTATTTTCTGTTCTAAATGATGACCAATATCTAAACTGGTCATATCTTGATGCCATGTAGTATCTTGGTCTTTCTGCAAGAGATACACCAGAGTTTGCAAAATATCTGTTGCTAAAATATGAGGCTTTATTAATTCCAGATCTTGGTCTGAAAGGCTTTACACAATCTTCTAAAGAATATATCATTTTCATTTTTTCTTTAGTTGATGTAAAAAGTTGCGGTACTCCAGAGTTATCAAACCCACCGTCTACAACAACATCAGCATCTGTAGCACCTGTATAGTAATTTCCTACGTCTAGGCTATCAAATGTTAAAGGAAGTGTTCTGTATTGTACATCTGATCCAGTTGGTCTATATCTGTAGTTTCCAAGTTTAAATATATTATCTGGCATATTCATATTCCACTCAGCCAAAACTAATGACTGTAAGTGTACTGTTGAAGATGTTTCTAGATGTGTCTTTAATGTCTCACTAACAAACATTTAGACCTCTTCCAGTGATACCGAAATATTC